GTAGGCATGATTTCTGGATCCCATGTAGTCTTACGTCCTGTCCCCTTAGAATACTCTAGGGTATCGGCCATACCTACATCACCCACAAATCTATTCTTAAGTACCCTAAGTTTGACATGATTACCAAACTCAGCGTCCTGCATGTCACGCTCAACACCTACAACACCATCGGATAGCTGAGCAATTGCGCCCGAGCCCCTAAGTTGTGCAAGTGATACTGTAGCACCATCCTCATGTCCTTTGTCACCTTGAGGTCTACGTAGGTGTGAGACTACAATGATACCTGCCTGTGTTTCCTCAGCTAGTGAGCGTAGGTTTGTCATCAAGGCATCGATCGCCTTACGTTCATCACCATCAGCATTACCCGAGACCACAATGGATACGTGATCCAGTACCAGGAAGTCGACTTCGTTTTGTAGGACAAGCAAGCGCATCTTTCTCAGTAGGTTCTCAGATTCTAGTGACCCGAAGTGATCATAGAAGTATAGTTTTCCATCACCTAGGACAGCATCAAAGGCCTCACGTTTTTCTTCCAAGGTAATCTTAGAGTAGTCGTAAGACATAGGTTTGTTCATGTACATACCCATGAAGCCTAAGGCACTACGCTTTAGGTTTTCCTCAAGGGCTATGTAGCCTACCTTAAGGCCCTCAGTCATCGTGAGGTGGTATGTAATTTCCTTAACGATCGTAGACTTGCCTACACCCGAGCCTGCGGTAAAGGTCACAAGTTCACCCTTTCGGATGCCCTGAAATTTTTCCTCTAATTTTGGAAACGGGTATGTGTATGTCTCAAAGACCTCATCAACGGATACTAAGTCCCACAGTTCGTTACCGTTTTTGATCCCATCAATAATCATCGGAGAGGCATTGTAGGTCGCACTTAATACCTTACCTTTTCCCTGGGCTATTAGTAGATCGTTAGCATCCTTGAACCCAGTACCTTGTATTACCTTAAGGTGCCCAGGTTTCTTAAACAATTCAGCTACATCTTCAACAGCCTGTTTGCCTGCATCGTCATCATCAAACCATAGGACTACCTCATCAAAAGATAGTAGCCACTCTAGGTTAGCCTTGATATTCTTAAAGGCACTATTGGCACCGTTGATTAAGGATACCACGGCGAATCTAGCATCGAAAACTGTAGCAATTGATAAGGCATCTATCTCACCCTCAGTAATAATTACCTGACGGGATGACCCTGCACCAAAGCATTGTTGACCAAAGAGGCCTACACCGTCCGTGGTGCCTGCAATTGAGAAACCCTTGTCTGCTGTTCTAATTTTCTGACCAGTAAGTTTCTTACTCTGCGTGTCATAATAATTAGCAATTTGGATAGCCTCGCCATTCTTCTTGTGGCCTACCATGTACCCGTATTTCCTACAAATTTCCTCGGGTATCTTACGTGACCTTAAGGCCTTGTATTCCCCATCGTATAATTGGGAGTCCTTAAACACTGGATCCCTTGTTATGCTACTGAGGTCTCCCACGGTTAAGGCGTCATACTCAGCATTGATACGCCCCTTACCACACTTGTGGCAGGATGTTCCCCCATCTGTATATAGAGCACCCGCATCGGAGCTACCACAGTTTTCGCAGGGGATGTGTTTTATGAAATCTGGCTTACTTTCATCTTTGAAACTCATATGACCTCCCAGTCTGTTTTAAATTTGGACCCCTAGCAATGCTTGAGGAGGTAGGTGTGGTAGTGGAATGCGCCCCTGACTACCGCAGGTTTAACTATTTTCCCTAGGCCATGAAAGTACCTGAGGGAAAGCCTACACATTCTATAGGCGGGAGATTAAAAATCTTCGTCAGTATTAACTGCAGTATCGTCTGAGTCCTCAAAGCCTGAGCCTGATTCATCACCGAAAGCGTCGTCACCACCTGAGTATTCTTTTAACTCAATTAGTTGTACCTTCTTAAGTTTGTAAGAGATACCTACTGAGTTATCAGATGCCATGTGGTATGGTGATGCCCAGATTTGTAACTTTAGGGTACTACCATTTCCGATTAGCTTATTGAAGTCTTCCTGCACAATGCCCTTAGAATTAAACACGGGGATTGTTACAGTATTACCGTCGAAGTCTACTGCGTATGCCTTAGTTTTGATAACTACAAGACCTGTAGAGTTACCATCCTTGTCCTCATCATCCTTAACAATATCTCGGATGACTAGTTTGTTACCCTTAGCCTCACTTAGGTTACCCTTAGCTTCCTTAACCGCAGCATCTCGGAGTTTCTCCATTGTTGCAATGAATTTAGCTACTCCCTCATCTGCGGGATCTACTACGATACCTGCTTCGTACTGACCCTTAGGGTTGTAGTCAAAAGTGGGTTTATCTACCTTAGTCCATAGTGATGAACCTGCTGGTGTTACTAGTGACTTTCCTTTTGTCTCTTGAATTGCACCTTTTCTCTGTGTATTTGCCATGTTGGCCTCCGTTTTACGTTTTAAATAAGTTCGCCATAACACATTTGTATGCATCATGGGAACTCTCGAATAGATCTAGTTGTTCCTGCTCGTCTCCTTGCATTACTAGTAGATCATTTTTCTCCGCCTCAAGCATAGTTAATTCTATACCTAAGCAGTCAAGCATCCCTTTTATGAGATGGAGTTTTGCTTGAAATCTTTCGCCAGGTGCCACATACATATCTTCAATGTTGTGTACCTGCTCATTAAATGAATCCAGGAGTGACCCCAGGGACTCTAAATTTAGAGCTGTTTCTTGCATATATTCCTCAGTTTAATTATTATATTATACCTAATTTTCATAAGATGTAACTAGGGGCGTGGTTCTAGGTTGCCCAATGTCTCTTTTCCTTATAAATCAATGACTTACGTTGTGGATAACTTTGTGTATAACTTATGAGAAGAAGTAGGTACTCTTAAGTACTTCCTTCAAATCAAGGGTATCAATCATGACCTCACCTGATGACTCTACAAGGTGTGGGAGGATTTGGTTCACCCATTCAAATAGAGGCTCATCCTCAAATAATTCTACAAAGGACTCACGCACCGCATGGTTCAGCTTAGCTACCTCATTAGCAGGGATACCGAATGAGTCATGTATTAGCATGAAGTCGTTAACGCCCTGTTCCTTGAGTTTTTCAACTGTACGGTACATTAGGGTTGCATCCAGTGAATGTATCAAATTTGGGGCAATACCGTTCTTCTGCTGCCGTTTATTGACATTGTTCTTGGCCATTCGGATGGTTAATCTACCAAGTACCGTGTATATCTCTTTTTTCTTAGTCTCCACCTTCCATTGTACTACTGGAAAATTAAAGAAGGGTGTAGTCCAGTAGAGTGGTACGTTCTCCTTATGGAGGTCATAGAACTCAGTTACCAAGGACTTGATATACTCCTGTCCCACGATAGCACTCGGTACAATCTTAGCAATCGAGGACTTATTAAGTTCTACAAGTAGCTTGGATACAATCCACTTCTCCCCTTTCCAGAATACTTCCTCGTTATCCTCCATCTCATTTAGGAGTTCCCTAACTTGATCAAACATACCCCTTTGGGTAACTGAGTAGGGTACCGTCATTACATTACGCTTAGTGAGGTTGCGATCTACATTACCTAGGAGGTCTGAGGCGGCCTGTGCTGTGTTTACAACCTTAAACTCACCTGCACTATCCGTAAAGGTTAACTTCTTAGGGTAGTCCTTGTTCTCCAAACGGCGGGTAACCTCCTCCGCTACATCTGTATATACATCAGCAGGCTTGTTAGCACTTAGGCCTTCTACTTTGTCTACTACATTAACTACTGAGGCGCCCTCATGATCCTTAAGGAGACCTGCATACAGTTGTAGACCACTACATGTTGCATCTAAACTGACTGGTAGGCGAACCCCCTCACCCCTAGTCATAGAGGCATAGGCATCACACCCTGCAAGGAACATCAGAGGATTATCAGCCTCATTCCAGTCTTGAAGGTGCTCCAAGGGGTTGCCTGCTATGGACAATAGCAAATCCTTGTGGCTGTCTACCCATGCTATACGCTCATCATATGAAATCTTATCCAAGCCATAGG